GTTGTCGGCGCTGGCCTTGAGCAGTTGTGTGATGGCTTTTCCGGTGATGTCCTTGACGTTGGTGCCGCTGGAGTCGGTGGCCTGGACAAGTTTGGCGTCAATCGTCGCCGATGCGCCGAGGACGCCAGTGAGGATCAGTGCCGCCAATTGTTGATTGTTTGCCATCGGGACATAGGGTGTCAGCACCGTGGAGGCACCGACCGAAACGGGGTTGTATTGGGCCAGAACCGAAAACAGTTCGGATGCTTTTGCATTGGGAAACATGTGTTTTTTTCCTTTTTTACAGGGAAATGGGAAAATTAAGAACGGATGGCGAGTTTCAAAAACGGCGACATTTTTGCGGCGCCCCTTGCAGGTGAAATCGCCGTGGCGATGATCGGCTGCCCGTCGATCCTGAATATCGTGCGGAAAGCCGTTGCGTCGGCGTCAAAGTACAAATGCATGGAGGTTTGGGTGTCAAGCCCGCCCCCGGCCTTGGTGATGGTGCGGTAATAGTCCAGATCCAGCAAAATTATATCGCCCTCCTGCCCGAAATAGTTGGTGTGCTGGCTAATAAGCACCGGCCGGCCGAACAACACACCGATAAACGGGGTGGAAACAACGCCGCCCTGGCCCGCGCCGATGGGCAGGTAGATGGGGTAGTTGCTCAGGGTCAAAGTGAACAGCGCCCCGAGCACGTCGTTGTTGATCAGCCAGATCGCACGGCCGAACGAACCGGGCGGGAGCCGGGCGATCATGTTTGCGAGGTTGGCTGTGGTCAGCGTGGTTGCGGTCTGGCTACCATCTTTTGCAACGATGAGCATGGCGGTGTCGGTGCCGCTGCCGGTGAGGGCGCCCTTTGGCTGGCCCGCGCCGGTGCCGTACAGGATCGCCTCGTTGGTTTTCCAGCGGATGGACTGCCCCATTTTTTTGGGGATGTAGGATTCGAGCGCATTGGCGTCAGACAGCAGTTCGTCGGTGACAGGCACTAGCGCCATAAGTTTGTGCAGGCGCAGGGTATTGGTGCCGAAAACCGGCTTGGTGGCGGTCGCAACGGTAGCCTCCCCTTGCCAATAGGCCCGGATGCCCGTCGTCCCCCAGGGCGTCGTCTCGTCTTTGGGGAAGACCATTGAATTGCCAGTAACCTCGTGATTGTCCGTGTACGGCACCAGGGAATCCTCGCCCAGGCTGAATGTCCAAATCTGTTTGGAGAATTCCGGGGGGACCAGGAACCCGCCATCCGCGCCGGCGCTTTCGTTTGCGAATGTGCCGGGGGCCGCGCCCTCGAAATGCAGCCGGTCGTCGCGGAAGCCGTTGGAGCGGTCGGAAGCCTGTACGACGGCGCGGGCAAAATCGCCAAACGATTTGAAACCGCGCTTGGGGTCGTCGTCGCGGTTGTCATGCACAGTGACATGCCCGGCGGCACGGGGGTCGATTTGGGCCTCCATGGCGGCCAGTCCCTCTTCGCGTGCGATGTTGGCCTGGATTTTGTCGATTTTTTCTTTGAGGGCGTCATAGCTGGCAGTTTCGGCGTCTGTGAAGTCACGATCTTCAGACGTGGCCAGTTTGAGCAGCGTGCGGGCCTCACTCACCAGGGCGGCTTTTTTGGCCTGTAGAGAGCGAATTGTGGGGTTGGTTGCGGGCATTTTAGGTTTCTCCAAGGACAAAAAAACCGCCTAGCGGCGGGTTGAAGGGGTTGAATGGAAGGTTGGATCAGGTTTCAAGCAAATCAAGCTCGCGCAGGGCCATGGCACGGCGGTTGCCGCCTATAGGTTTGGGTGGCGGATTGGCGGCAACCAGTTCGTCCAACAGGGCGGCGAAGGTTTGGATGCCGTCGATCATGCCGGCCGCCAGCGCGTCTTTTGCGCCCAACACCCGGCCCTGGCCCATGCCGGATTTGACTTTAGCGGCGGTGGTACCGCGGCCGTGGGCCACGGCATCGACGAATGCGCCATAATATTCGGCTATGCGCATTTGAATGGCGGATCTGGCCTCTTCGCCAAGCGAATCAAACGGGTTGCCTTCGGTTTTGAACCGGCCTTCGCTGATCAGCGTGGTGACAATGCCTTCCTTTTCGAGGGCCGCACCAATGTATTGATGCGCGGCATAAACCCCGATGGAACCCACTTCCCCGCTTGGCGTACAGTAAACTTCGCTGCATTGGGCCATGGCCCAATATCCCGCACTGGCACTAAGGCTGTTGGCAATGCCGATGACGGGTTTTTGTTGCCGCGCTTGGAATATCGTATCGGCCAGTTCGCTCATGCCATACACAGAACCGCCCGGCGTGTCGAATTCGAGGAGGATCTTGGCAATGGTCGAATCATTGGCGGCGGCTTGGATTGTAGCTTGCAACCTGCCGGTGGAAGTGCCTCCCGGCCCTGAGATATTATCGGGCGGCCGCTGGGTCAGGATGCCATACACTGGAATCACCGCAATGGAACCGGCTTGCTGGCCTTTGGCCTGCCTGTCCGCCCTGGCTTGCCGGTCTTCCCCAATTTTGGCGAGGGTTTCGGCATCGGGTTGGATGGCGAAGTCCCACCGGGTCAGCACTTGCGCGGCCAGGCTGAGATAATCCGGGGTGAGCGCCCACGGCTGGCGGGCGAATTCGGCGTGTAGCAAATGGAGGTTCATGGTCTGGGTCTGCGCTTGGGTTTTGGGGGTGTTTCTTCGGGTTGGTCCGGTTCGGCTTGCTCTTCCTCGGCGTCTTCGTCCCAGGCGGTATTCTCCGGCACCATGTTGAGCGGCCGCAACGGTTCGTCCAGCCCGTCCAGCGGGTCGTAGCCTTCGATTTCCCGGCCCTCGTTGCGAGTCAGCCAGCCGTCAAGCACTCCGTTGTGGATGTAGGTCGAACGGGCCTTGGCATCGCCGCGCAACAGGCGGCTAAAGTCGAATTCTATTTCCAGCCCTTCGTCTTCGATCATCAATTCTGACTCAATCGCCGCTTCCCAGCGCTCGGCCCAGGGCGTCATGGTGTAGATGACGAACTCAAGTCCTTGATGTTCAATGTTATTATTCGTCGAGCGGTCAAGGTGCCCGATGCGGTGAGGGGGGACCCCAAACAACCGTGCGATGTCTTCGACGTTGAATTTCCGCGTTTCGAGAAACTGCGCGTCGGCATTGTTCACCGTCATCTCGTGCAGCTTCATGCCCCGGTCGAGGATTGCGGTCTTGCCCCGGTTGCCCCCGCTTTGCGCCGCCTGCCATTGCTCTTGAAACGATTTGCGGGACTCCGCGTCTTTGAACTGCCCGGGAAATTCCAGCCACATGCCGGGCCTGGCGTCGTTGCCGAAAAAACGCGCCCCGAATTGCTGGGCGGCAAGGCCGATGCCCACCGCGTCACGGGCCAGTTCGATGGGGTTGTAGCCGCGATAGATGTCTGGGGCCAGCCCTTTCAAGTGGAATATTTCGCCACGGCTAAGCGTTTCCTGATTGCCGAGATTGTCAGTCACCACATAGCGATAATTGCCGTCATTGGCGATGTCGATTTTGATCCTGTCCGGGCTGATGGGGATCAGTTCGGTGATTTCCCCGCGCCCGTTGCTGAGGATGCGATTGTAGGCATTCCCGCGCAAGGCCAGATGCCCCTGCATCATCTCCCGCCAGGCAAAGCCGTTCTGGAACCGGTTGGGCTTCTTGGCAAGCAGTTTGTAAAGCCAATGATTGGTGATTTTTGTGCGCTTGCGCCCGTCCTGCTCGTATATCACCGGGGGCAGTATGGCAAAGCTTTCCGCCAACACGGCAACCGAGCGGTACACCGCCGACAATTGCATCGCCGAACTGGACGATACGCGCATCCCGGACAAGGAACGGCTGCCGACCGGCTCGAACCAGAAACTGCCCCACGGCGAACGGTCGCCGTCGGCGGCGGCTTTGATGCGGGTGATGAACATTAGCGTCCTATCGTGATGCGCAAGCCGAATATATTCAGCAGGATTGACAACGCCCCCACGGCAATCGCTGCCGCAGGCCAGCCATAGGCCGCCCACAGGCCCGCTGCTATGAGCGCCAGCCCCAGCAGATTGGTCAGGCCGTAGATGATGGGGTTCATGTCAGATGATTAATAGCTGGTAGTCGGAGTCGATAACATCGGGGTCAAACGTCAAGGTGAGGCTGGTGGCGTTGGCGGCGGCGACAATGCCGTCGATGCGGCCCGTCGATTTCGCCTTCTCAAATTTGCAATTGTCGGCTGGGTCTTTGGCAATGACGGCATTGGCAACGCACATGGTCAGGATGGGGTGGCGCGGATGCACCATGCCGGTGACATTCCCGGCATCGTCTTCATTTTTTCCGGTTTTGACGTAAACTAGCCGACGTTCCATTTCTTTGATCGCAGTACCCATG